CAGTGTTTCCGCAACAATCTAACTTTCTCGCTTTTACAATATCTGGAGCATATACAGTTGATTGGGGTGATGGTGTAACAGAAAATGTTGCATCTGGTGTTAAGGCTCAACATGAATATTCTTATACCGACCCAGATTTAAATGCCACCGTTACAAGTGATGGTTATAAAATGGCAGTTGTAGTCATTACTCCTCAAGCTGGTCAAAATATAACAAGTGTAAACTTTAACCAAAAGTATGCACAAGCAGGATCTACATTTCCTGATTCTTCTCCTATATTAGAAATAGTTTTATCTTGCCCAAGTTTAACAGGTTTAACTCTTGGTAATGCAACCGCTTCTTTGGCTTTTTGTAAAAATTTAGTTAGTTTCACTGGAGTCAATATAGGATTATTAACTGACTTAACTAATTCATTTGCAAATTTAGTTTCATTAAAAAATGTATCTTTTAATGATCTTACTAATATTACTAATATGACTAGTATGTTTCAGAGTTGCACTACTCTTACAACTGTACTGCTTTTTAATACAGGGGCTGTTACTAATATGGCTAGTATGTTTAGTGGTTGCAGGTCTATTACAACTGTACCACTATTCAATACAGCAGCTGTTACTAATATGGTGAGCATGTTTAATTTTTGCTCTTCTCTTACAAGCGTACCGCTTTTTAATACAGCAGCTGTTACTAATATGGCTAGTATGTTTGCCTCTTGTTCCCGTCTTCAGACTGTACCATTATTTAACACGCAAAATGTTACTACTATGGGAGGTAGTTTTCCACCAGATGGAATGTTTTCTGGCTGTAGATCACTTACAACAGTACCACTATTCAATACAACAGCTGTTACTACTATGGGTGGTATGTTTTTTAGTTGCTCTTCTCTTACAACTGTACCTCTGTTTAATACAGGGCTTGTTACTAGGATGCCTTTTATGTTTAGTGGTTGTACTGCTCTTACAACTGTACCACTATTCAATACAGGGGCTGTGCAATTCATGAATAGTATGTTTACTGGTTGCTCTTCTCTTACAACTGTACCACTATTCAATACAGGGGCTGTTACTGATATGAGTAGTATGTTTAGTAGTTGCACTGCTCTTACAAGTGTACCGTTATTCAATACAGGGGCTGTTACTAATATGGTTAGTATGTTTGGTAGTTGCTCTTCTCTTACAAGTGTTCCACTATTCAATACAGGGGCTGTTGCTAATATGAATCTTATGTTTAATGGTTGTACTTCTCTTACAACAGTACCACTATTCAATACAGGGGCTGTGCAATTCATGAGTAATATGTTTCAGGGTTGCACTGCTCTTACAAGTGTACCGCTTTTTAATACAGCAGCTGTTACTACTATGGGTAGTATGTTTCAGGGTTGCACTGCTCTTACAAGTGTACCGCTTTTTAATACAGCAGCTGTTACTACTATGGGTAGTATGTTTAATGGTTGTACTGCTCTTACAACTGTACCACTGTTTAATACAGGGGCTGTTACTGATATGAGTAGTATGTTTAATGGTTGCTCTTCTCTTACAAGTGTACCGTTATTAATTTCAGGTGCTGGGATAAGTACAGGAAAGTTTAATGGTATTTTTGCAAGTTGTATATCACTTACAAGAGCAGCATTAAATGGCTCAGAATATCAAATAAGTTATAGTGGTTGTAAATTATCAAAAGAAGAATTAGAATCTATATTCAATTATCTAGATACAATAGGTACTGCTTCTCAAACAATAACAGTAACAAACAATTGGGGAGCGCCGACACCTGTAACTCTTACAGGAACTACAACTGTTGGTAGCACAACAATAAGCATGACAAACACCACTGGTATTTCTGCAGGTATGCAAATTACTGGAACAGGATCACCACTTACAACAGCAAGAGCTGTTACATTTACTGATGCTGGCGATCTGGTCAACTTAGCATCACATGGTTTAAGTAATGGAGATGAAGTTTCTTTTGCAACTATAGTAACAACGACTGGTATTGTTACTAATAGAATTTATTATGTAGTCAATGCAACCGCAGGTACATTTCAAGTAGCAGCAACCTTGGGTGGTCCCGCATTACCATTAACTACGACTGGTACGCCGTCAGGTACTCTACGATACAGAACACAAGTGGTTTCTATCAATCCTAATGTAAGCATCACCGTATCACGACCAATGACTTCTGGTGGAGCAAACAGTTTGGGATTTAGGCAACTAAGAACAGGAACCGCTTTCCTTAAAGGATGGCTAGTAACAGGATAAATTTATGACAGCAGGATTCTATAAAAAACAAGAAGATGATCAAATACTATACGCCCCTAATTGGGTAGAAGGTCCAGATATTTTTTTAGTAGCGCAAAATAAAGACCAGTATGAATATCCTGTTCATGGATGGTATTGGTTTGATAGTGAAGAAGAAGCAGAAGAGGTTTTCAATATTTTTAATGAAAACAAAGTGTAAATTAATAAAGATATTAATAATATTAGATTTTTTATAATAAAAAGATAAATAATTTCATGGCATTGAAACTTAGACTGATTGCAGAAAATCCAGAACTTTTAGAAAGATTCGAAATTGTTGAAGAACAAGACAATTTAAAAAAAGGCAGCTCTTTATATGTAAAAGGTCCATTCATAGGATGTAATCAAGTTAATAAAAATCGTCGCATGTATAATCTAGATGAAACACGCGAAGAAGTTAATCGTTATATCAGTGAAATGGTAACTCCTGGCAGAGCTATGGGAGAACTCAATCATCCATCAAGTGCTGAAGTTAATCTTGAAAGAGCATGTCATTTAGTCACTGAACTTTATGAAAGCGACAATGCTTTTTTCGGCAAAGCTAAAGTTTTATCTACACCAATGGGTCAAATTTTAAGAGCATTGATAAATGATGGTGTTAAAGTTGGAATGTCCACAAGAGCATTAGGATCATTGCAAGAAGAATCATCATACAATCTTGTGAAAAACATGAAGCTCGTAGCTATTGATGCAGTAGCAGATCCATCATTTCCAAAAGCCTTTGTTAATGGTATTTTAGAATCAAAACAATGGGTAGTTTCTGATAATGGCAAGTATGAAGAAATTTATGAAAATTTTGAAAAATCAATAGGTAAATTACCTAAACACGATATGGGTTCTTATCTTAAAGATCAAATTTTAAAATTTATTAATTCACTTAGTTAAATACTGTTATGCCATTAAAAAAAGGATCATCAGATAAAACAATTTCCGCTAATATAGCAACGGAAATGAAATCTTATAAAAAGACTGGAAAGATCGGAACATCTAAACCAAAGTCAGACAAAGCTGCTCAAAAGCAAGCAGTTGCTATTGCATACTCCAAAGCTGGTAAAAGCAAAAAGAAAAAAGAAAAACCAGAAGAAGATGCTGAATCCGTTGTCAAGCAAATGAAAAAAAATAACGGAAAGATGTCATTTAAAGGTCCAAAAACAAAAGAACGTAAACATTCTGCACCTCCTGTTAAAGTGCATAAAACCAAGAAAGGTAAAGGATCTTACAACAGAAAACAAGAATTGAACGAAAATAATGACATTACTGCATTTATTAATTGTATTTTTGAAAAAAATTACAACGCTGCGAATAAATATTTAACAGACGTTCTTAATTCAAAGATACAACAGCGTATTGAGAATGAACTATCAACTCCCTTATTCTAATTTATGAAAATAACAGATCTATTAAACGAAGAAGTCGTAAGTGTAATCGGTGAAGAATCACTAGTTGCAATTCAAGAAGCTTTTGAAAAGAAAGTTGAATTAACAACCGAAGCAGCGCTTATATCACAAGACGAAGTTTATGCTGAAAAACTTGATCAACTTATTCAAGCAATTGATAAAGATCATAGTACAAAGATGAAGAGAGTTGTAGAAGCCGTTGATGCTGACAGAACTCAAAAACTTCTTAAAGTTGTCAACAAATACGAAAGAGCGTTGAACGAAGATTCAGCTACTTTCAAAAAGCAAATGGTAGGTGCAGTTAGTGCATATCTTGATGAGTTTTTAGAAGAATCAATTTCAAAAGAAGATTTAGCAACTGCTGTTAAAAACAAAAGCGCATATAATGTTTTAGAAAAACTTCGCGGTGTTTTAGCTGTTGATTCAGTATTAATGAAAGAGTCTGTTCAAGAAGCTGTTCTTGACGGCAAGACTCAAATTGATAATCTTCAATCTGAAAATTCAGAATTGAAAAAGCAACTTTCATCATTGCAAGAAAGCTTCAACAATATTAGAGTCAATGCTTTAATTGAAGAGAAAATTTCCAATATGGAAACTGAGAAAAAGTCTTTCATAAGAAAGACTCTCAAAGACAAATCATTCGATTTCGTTAATGAAAATTTTGATTATGTTTCTCGTCTTTTTGATAAAAAAGAAAAAGAAAAAATCAAATCAATCACCGAAGAAGCAAAACAAAAGAAAATGGATGTAGATTTCATTCCAGAATATCAGAAAGTTGTTTCAGAAAGTGTAAATAATACAACCGATGATTCATACAACAGCTATGTTGAAGAATTATCAAAAGTTTTCGGTAAGAGATAATTTTCACCAAGAACCATGAGGTCTTATGACCTGAATATAGAAACAGAAAATATACGTAAAACATATGAAACCTAATTCCCCAGTTAACGAAAGCAGAACTGACGCTCTTGTAAAGAAGTGGTCAAAGGTTCTGGATTATAGCAGCAATGCTATCCCAGCAATCCGCGACGAGCACACTTACAGAACTACAGCTATGCTTCTCGAAAACCAAGAACAATGGTGCATCCAAGAAGCGAATACTGGTACTGGTATCTTTGGCGCTACTGGCGCTCAAGGCCCATCAACCATTCCTAACACTGACGGTTATGCCGCTGGTGATAGTCGCCTTCCAAAGATTCTCATTCCTATGATCCGCCGTACTTTTCCTGAGTTGATTTCCAACGAGATCGTTGGTGTTCAGCCAATGGGTGGTCCAGTTGGACTTGCTTTCGCCCTTCGTTATGCCTATCAGCAAGAGACTCTCGGTGCTGATGGTGTCGATGGTCGTGCATTTACAACCGCCAGCCGCGCTAATGGCACTGCTTACCTTTCTGGTACAGATGCCTCGAACTCTACCGAACTTGGTTATCAACTTCTTGACACACGATTCACAGGTACTTCTTCAAGTGCTCTCTCTGGTAACGGAGAGTGGACATTTGCAGATGCAGACCGTGGTGTTGCAGAACTTCTTTCAAACTACGAACTGACAGGTAAAATCCCTCAGATCGAGATGAAGTTCGAAAAGACCGCTGTCGAAGCTGGAACTCGCAGACTTGCTACTCGCTGGTCTGTTGAGCTTGAGCAAGACCTTAAGAACATGCAAGGTATCGATATCGACGGTGAACTCACTAATGCTATGTCATATGAGATTCAAGCCGAAATCGACCGTGAAGTTGTGATTCGTATGATTCAATCCGCCATGAATGGTGGATTCGGGGCTGGTTACTCCTTCTGGAGCCCAGTAAGTTCAGACGGTCGTTGGACTGCAGAGCGTAATATCACTTTCTATCAAAAGCTACTCATCGAAGCTGGTCGTATGGCCGCTCGTAACCGTAGAGGCGCTGCTAACTTTGTTATCGCAACTCCTCGCGTTTGCACCATCCTTGAAATGCTTCCTGACTTCAAGACATTTGAAATCACTGGAAACGTTACAACCGCTGGTGTCGGAGTATCCAAGGTAGGAACTGTAGGAAGCCGCTTCACAGTATATCGTGATACACGTACCGAAGTACAAAATCAAACTCTCTATTCACCGAACTACTATCGCAATAGTCCAAATTCTGGACAAGGCGTTGAGTATGCTCTTCTTGGATACAAGGGTTCTGAGTACTACGACACTGGTATCATCTATTGTCCTTACATTCCGATCATGGTTCAAAGAACCATCGGACCAAATGATTTCGCTCCTCGCGTTGGTCTCATGACCCGTTATGGAATCGTTAATAATATCTTTGGTGCGAATCTTTATTACCATCTGATCATTGTTAAAGGTCTTGGTGCAGCATTTACTCCTGGTACAGTTTCCACATACTTATAATGTGAACTGACTGAAGTAAGTACTTCAAAAAGTCTATCAAACCATGGGGGCCGAAGACCCCATGGTTTCTTTTTATATATTTAATAATTGACAATATATTTGGATGTAATATAAATAATTATATGGATATAAAAACTATCATTCAAAAAGAATCTGATGAAAAGTACAATGGATCTTTTAGATTTTTCAAAGAACAAAACTTAAAAAAGTTGGTAAGTGAAAAGGGATTTAAATATATCAAATCTAAAATTTCTGAAGATTTACATTTTCCTATATCTTTAATGGTATATTGTTTTGTGAATGACATATACAAACATCCCACATGTGTTTGCGGAAATAAACAAAAATTCAACACTGCTAAAAAAGAATTTTCAAAATATTGTTCTAATAAATGTAGATATGAAAATTTTTCAGATATTATATCTGTTAGACAGCAAACAAATTTAAAAAAGTACGGATCTACTAATGTATTAGCCAGTGAATATGGTAAGAAAAAAATATTAGAAACTAACTTATCAAAATACGGTGTTTCTAATTACACAAAAACTAAAGAATTTAAAGAAAAAGTTAAAGGTAAAAGTAATTTAACTTCCGATGGTAAGAAAATGTTAATTGAAAAAATAAAAAGAAAACATTACGATTCCATTTTTACAAAGTATACAAATTTTATTCCATTGTTTAAATTTGAAGAATATGATGGAGTAAAAGGATATAAAAAATATCCATGGTTTTGTAAAAAATGTAACTCTAATTTTATATCATCTTTTGATAATGGTTGCGCTCCTATATGTGATAATTGCAAACCTAAAGGAACAGATTTAGAAATATTCATTAAGAAGTTTTTGGATAAATATAAAATTGAATATATATTCAGATATAGAAAATTAGAATCTGGAAGAGAAATTGATTTTTACATACCTTCTAAGAATTTAGGAATAGAAACCAGCGGATTATATTGGCATTCAACTGCAAATAAAACATATTCAAAAAATGATCATATTTCTAAATTAGAAGAATGTGAACATCAAGGAATAAATTTAATAAATATTTTCGCTGATGAAATTTATAACAAACCTAAAATTGTAATTAATAGATTAAAAAGTAAATTAAGTCTTGTAAAAAGAAAAATACCAGCCAGAAAATGTCAAGTTGGAAAAATTAGTAATATTCAATGTGAACATTTTTTAAAAAAATATCACATACAAGGAAATATCAAAACAAATATTAAATATGGCTTGTTTTATAAAACTCGTTTAGTTGCAGTTATGACATTTAACAAAGGAAGATTAGCGACTGGTAACAAATCAATAAATGGAATTTTTGAGCTTGGTAGATATGCAACAATAGCCAACTTTAATATTGTTGGAGGTGCTGGTAAATTATTATCTTTTTTCAAAAATCAACACAGTCCAGAAAAAATTTATTCATATGCAGATAGAAGATGGAGTAATGGTAATCTTTATAAAAAATTGAATTTTAAATTAGATAAAGCAACTATTCCTAATTACTGGTATGTGAAAGATTTCAAAAACAGACTACATAGATTAAAATTTCAAAAAAATAAATTAAAACATTTTTTAAATTATGATGAACAAAAAACTGAAGAAATGATAATGAAAGAGTCTAAATTTTATAAAATATGGGATTGTGGATCTTTATTATTCATCTTATAATATAAAAAATAAAAACAAATAACTAAATAATATTATGGCTAGTTATACATT